GCCATCAGCCGCCGCGTAATTCAATGGCTGTATAGTCAGGCCATCTTGAAGATTTGATACCCAAAAATTCTGCGTTCCTGGCTGATTATAAACAAAATACCCATCAAGATAACCGACACCTACAGCGCCATAAAAGTTGGCGCTTGTAATTTGAGAAAATGTATTTGTAGACGTATCGTAAATATAACCATATGTTCCAGCAGCAATATAAACTTGCGTATTATTATTGGACATATTGACAGGACCAGTGCCAGACACTGTGCCTAATGATGTCGGAAGCCAGTTCGTATCGACGCGATAAAGCGTATTGCCGGAGACAATATAGCCGTAATTATTAAAAGCCCACATACCCCGAATAGGGCCAATACCGACAGTAGCAAGAAGTTTAAGACCTGGCGCTCGTTGTAACCACGCGGCCTCTTTACCGCCTTCAGGTATAATTTCAGGGTAAAGATTTATCATGCGGGCGTCTGCCGCATTGACTGATCTGGTTACATAAGAAGAGCCGAGGATAGGCGTCTTCATTAGTAGTTGCCTGCATAGATGTTAAAGCGCTGGCGGCGTTGCATCATGCTGTAAGGCAACGCCATGACGTCGTCAGGATTATTGACGCGTTTCAGATCGCGTTTCGACGCCATAGCGATACGGCTAACTGTAGGTGATGGCTCGACGCCAAACTCAGGAGCAATTTCACAAGCCAGATTATATCTAAACGCGCGCAAATAACCCGGCGGAAATAACAAAGGCGTCGCCAATGTCGCTGGCGTATCGAGCGTAGAAACAGAAATAAAATGCCATTCCAACACACGCGTCGGAACAGGATAAATGCTCATCGTAATGTTAGGATATGTCATGTTGACAAATATGACCTGCGGATAAGTGCTGGTAACAGTCTTAACGGCAATACCATCATATTGTTGTTGATTAATAATTTTAATGCCAAATGAAACGTTTGTTGACGGGTCTCTAAAATATGTCGCGTCATCTAGACGAATCGGGCGATTGCCTACAAAGTCGCCGGTAGGGCCAAGTGTCTGAACACGAAAGTTTGGCGTCCAGAGAAATGTTTGATCTTGAGTGCAGAAAACTGACAGACGCTCGGTATTCCAAGAGTCTATCATTTGATTCATAGCTGCTAAGGCATCATTAGCTGTCTCAGAAGAAGGCGTTTCGCCTTCAGCCAGCATCCCTATCAGTCTCAGGGCGCCGCAGATCTGGTCGTATGCCGAATACGTTGTCATCATCTACCTTTTGTCTGCGCCCGCGTCGCGAAACTATAGCATTGGTCGGCTCTTCAGTCACCTCACCGGGGACAAATTGATCCCAACCATGCTCCTCGTCATGCGCCACTTCGAGATTAGATGTAGCGACTTTTACGCCATGAATAGGATGACGAAGATAATAAACAGCCATATTAACTCCTATGAGGGCCAGGCGACCCGTAGGTCGCCCGTGGTATTAGTATTAAGACGCTACCAGCGGAACTGAGAACCACTGAGCCGCACTATAGGCCACAAACATAACTGAGGTTTTAGCAGCCATAGAATATGCGGTGCCAGAAGCAACAGCGTTAATAGCGGCGCTGTTGGAATCATTAGCCGAATACACTTTAAGAATAGCATTAGCCGTATCATCATTTTTCACGATGACAACAAGACCTGCTACACCGGTTGGTAACGCAACACCTTTAGTTCCGTCAGCAGCCGTGACCCAGCTAAAACCAGCGCCAAGAGCGGTAGCTGTGGCTTGGTTCGTTCCTGCTGCTGCTGGTTTAGCGACAGCAAGATTAAGCGTAGACGCCGTAACTGCGCCTGTAATTGATGCGCCTGTGATCGTTGGATTTGTAATGACAGCGCCGTCGATGGTCGTGCCGCTTACAAGCTGTGGATCAGAGTAGGCAACACCAACTGGTTTGGTATTGACCATTTTAATCTCCTAAAAGAAAAGAGTGGGCCAAAGCCCACCCTATTAAGCGACGCGGTAACCAACCCAAGTAGCTGCCGCTGTGCGAACAAAGCGGAAGATGCCAGAGGTGACAGCAGCAGCCGAAGCTGAATTGATGGCAAGATAAACGTTACCAACAAACGTGACGCCTGTGTTAACAGCAAGGTTAACAACGTCGCCGCTGGTCGTTGAGATGTTGATAATAGAAACATCAAACGTGCTGCCAATCTTAGCGTTCGTCAGCAGAGCATCCAACTGCGCGCCCGTTGGAACGGTCACGACAGAAGCGCCTGCGCCGCCACTTGCAACAGTAATAATGCCTGACGTAGCTTGAGCTGCCGTAAGCGTATTAGCTGCGCCCGTTAGAGCTGTAATTGAGCCTTGGTCGCCCAGTACCTGTTCATTAAGGTTGCCATCGCCTAACTGATAGCCACCACCGACTGAAGGAAGTGCCATGTGATTTAACTCCTAAATTGCGAGAAAGAAGGGGCTTTCGCCCCCTCTTATTAGCCCCAAAGACGAGCGGCCATTACCGGACGGATCGCGCTGTAGCCATACAGCACGTCAATACGGCAAGGCATACGGTCATTGTTGATGTCGTATTGGCGGACAATACGCAACGAAATGCCGTTGTGAACCTGACGCGAAGCCATATCAACACCTTGTGGAAGGAGAAGATCGGCAGTCGCGAAAGAGATCGCGTCTTTGTGATGGATCAAGTTCTGTGGATACGTCGTCGAAGCAGCGCCGAGGAATGTGATAGCAGCGCCCGAAACAGGGAAGCTGTTGACGGTTGCTAGAGCGTTTGTTGACGTATAGATCGCAGGAGAGATCGACACGCTCGAATAAGCAGACGACGCAGCGGTGTTAGCCGCAGTTACTACGAACTGCTGAAGCGAACCAGTTGACTCACGGGTCTGCGGGTTGACAGCATACACACCAGCGATGGTGAACACGTCACCAACAGCAAGTGTTTCACCGGTCGTTGCACCGCTGATGCCAATCGTTGACTGACCCTGCGTCGCAACAGTCGTCGTTACAGTGTAAGACGCTGAAGTATTACGCGAGCCGGTCGTGAACTGACGGATCGACTGCGTCATGTTCAGCTCGTCGTAGCCAAGGATACCTTCGCCCATCAAGCCGTTTTTGAACTGCTTGCTGATGGTATCAACTGGGTTGAACAAGCCTTTCATGCCTTCGATCAGACCAGCGTTAGCGGCTGGATTGACGGCGACATAACGCTGAGACATTGGCGTAGCAAATTCGTTCAGCTTCTGGTTGCCCTGAAGAAGAACAAGCGACGTAGCTGGCGTGGTGCCTGGCGTGCCAACAGAGTTATAGATCTGCTGATAAGCATTAGCGACGTCAGCGTCGATGCTGGAAGCAAGCTGAGAAATACGTGGCTTAAGCACGCGTTCAGCAAAGTCGTCCAACTGCATCGTAAGTTCGGCAGACGTAAAGTTCACGCCAATGTGCTTCTGTGAAGAAACCGTCAAAGTCGTGTATTGCTCGTTGTCGTCCTGAACCTGAAGAGCAGCACCGTCCGTGACCAAAGCGCGGTCAGGAAGACGGATACGGAGGGTCGAACCGATCTTAGCGCCTTCGACGGCAAAGCTGTCGTCATACTGGCGGTTGACCGTGCGGGTGATTACAAGATTGTTCTCCAGAATTTCCAGAGCCTTTCTCGTAATCATATCAATTGTTAAGAGTGAATTGCTCATTTTATGTCACCTATCTGCGACGTTGAGCCTCTAACTTCCTAAGTTGCCGCTGTCTATCCGCTTCAATCCATTCAGATGTAGACATTGATTTCATTGACCGGGGGTCAGTTGTATCATACGTCGGGGCACCAGATGAACGCGGAGCAACAGGAGCAATAGGAGCAGGGGCAGTTGATGTCCTTTTAACCGGCGGATCTGACGCTAGTTTAGCCTCAAGTTTACCGATCTCCTTTGCCTGCAAAATCGGCGGCAAATTGGCGATCCGCTGGGCTTCTTTCGGATTAGACCCTAAGTGATAAATCACTTCAGGGCCAATGTCTGAAGCCTGGATGGCTTGAGCCATATAGTCCGTTACGGGGAGGTTCGGATTATACGCGACTTGTTCAAAGTCATCGTATCTCTCGCGGGCTTCCTCTTCGCGGTCTTTATACGAATCAAGCAGAGCTGCCTGTTGTTTTGCGGCCTCTCGTCGTGCCAAAAGTTCTTGAGCTTTTTGCTCTGCCAATGCTTCTGCATAGGCTTGCGCGTTCTCAAAATCATCTGGCGCGGGTGGAGGTGCGACGGGCTGTCTAGCCTGTTGCTCCGCAAGCCGTTGGGCCTGCTCTCTTTCCCATTTGCGCTGTTCTCTTGCGAGGCGTTTGCCTACAATCGCGTCCAGCTCTTCTTGAGAGAACGATTTTGTAGACTGTTGTTCCTCCGGCGTCGTCTCAACAGATTCAGGTGCCGCCGTGGCTTCCTGTTCCGGCGCGGGGCTGATCTCCGTTACAGCCTGTTCTTCGTCGCTCAAGGCAACTTCCTTTCTAACCTAGCTATCCGGCTAGTCGGTAACGTATATATTTACTCTTTAGGCGTCTGATCGTCAACTAATACCCAAGAGTGTCTTTAATTCTTGGACAGTTATACCAGCCGCCGCGAGTTTCTCTTGTGGCGTTAATGGCGCTGGTTCTGGCGGTGGAACGTATGGGTTAGGCGTGTTGCCCTCAGCAAGCCAAGCAAGATAGGCTTGATAGTCGGTGTTGGCTTTGTCAAATGGGATTGATATGCCGTCAGATCTATTAACAGAATATATTTTGCCATCTATCTGACAAGCAATTTGATAAGTTAGCATTTACAACTCCGCACTTAATGCTATGCAGTTTGGTGAAATTCCCTGCACTTTACTGACTGTTGTTGCGGTAGACGGAACTACAGTAACTTCTACACCGTTTGTAGTTTGATAAGTTTGAAGTGTAAGTGAAGAAGCGTTTCTATACGCCACATTATAATCTAATAGAACACCAGATGTTGCGTAGAGAGAGGGAGAGGGCGCGGCTCTCATTGTGACGGGGCCACATACAATATAATTTATTACGGTGGTTGTTGATGAAAATCCAGCTGTTCCTAAATTTAGCGCATAATACCTCTGACACTGCGCCAGCTGATCGGAGTAAATCTGCCGCTCATACGGAGTGGCGACTGAGCCGACTTCTAGTTGGACGCCGGTAACATACCAAGTAGCAGCATTAGTTCCTACAACAGATACAGCGCCAGTTGCTGTTTGATAGTTAGTAGCGCCCCAAGAACCTGTTGCGCCACTATATGTAGATCCCGCTCCAAGGCCGTAAGAAATATAAATACTAGTTGTATTATTGGTGGTCCAAGTGCCAGCGGTGTCACCCGCTATTGGTATTGATATGTATGTCCACGTATTAGCAACAGGTATTGAATAACTAAAAGCATATGACCTGTTGTTAGATCCGTTCCCTAAAGAGCCACCAAAGGTTCCGGTTAAGGAAGAATATACCCAAAATGAAACGGTAACGCTTTTAGCGCCAGAAGTTCCCCATGCTAGATCTGCAATATTAAGACCTTCAATTCGCTGCACTATTTGGAATAAGTCACTTGCGCCAACTGAATAAGATGACGAAGAAGTTATTGCTAAATAGTTTGTAAATCCTGCTGCCAATCTTGTGGCATAACCTGTTTCAGTTGTTGATGGCGTTTGCTGAACAGTAAATTTAGACGCGACAGTTCCGTAACAAAACCACCTATCAACTGTGTAAACATTTGTAGTGCTTTGTGTTACACTAGCTCCCGCATTTCTCTGGTCAACAGCCATATTACCATTGATAATACGATTGCGCTTGAAGCTGCTTCCCATAATAACGGTGCCGGACGTCGAGATCGTCCCAAGGCCAGTAGTTGTGGTTGGCGCAGTTCCAGAAATAGCGGTTCCAAGCAATAAGCTGCCGTAAGTATCTAAACGCGCATTTGCTACGCCGCTTGTATAAAACGACATCGGCAAATATGTGCCAGTTCCATTAATGCCCGACACCAACTGGACGTCTGTCGAACCATTGGTTGCAATCAAGATC